GAACGACCCGCCGTTGAAGCCGAGGGCGTTCGGGATGTAGCTCAGCCAGTTGGTGGTCGAGAAGCGGACGTCGCCGTGGAGGGTGATCCGGTCGGCGAGGATGTTCGCCTCGGTGTACGTAGTGATGTCGCCGCGCGAGTAGATCCCGATCGCCGGCGGCGCCTGGGGCGAGTACGCCTCGTTCGCCGGCGCGCTGATCCGCAGGCCCGGCCGGTTGTCGGCCGGCGCGTCGTTCTGGCTGACACCCGAGGCGATCCCGCCACCGATCCAGGGGTGGCCGGCGATCGCACGCGGGATGAACTCGACCAGCGAGGTCGCACCGAGGGCGTCGATGGCCGGTCGGATGCGCACCATCGCGTCGGTGCCGGGGTTGCGCACCTCGAACTCAGGGACCGGCTGGCCCTCGATCTGGATCGCGGCCGAGCCCATCAGCGTCCAGAGGTTGGCGGAGCTGTCGGTGAAGCTCGTGGTGCCGGCCAGCTGGCTGCCGAAGTCGGGAGAGGCCACCACAATGCCGTTGAAGCCGCTCCGGATCTCGCCCCGGTAGTACTTGCCCGTCATCCGGTCGACGCCGCTGATCCGGGCGCCCACCACCAGCTCAGCCGTGCCGGCGAAGATCGAGGTGACCCCGGCCGTGATGACTGGTGCCCCGAGCTGGGTCCAGAACTCGCCGTCGACCGAGGTGTAGAACGTGACGGTGTGGCCGCCGGCGCCGTTGTCGACGTCGAGCCAGGCCCTGATCCAGCGCCGCTGACCGTTCGCGAACGGGACCGGCACGGTGGAGTTGCGCGAAGTCTCGTTGGTGCCGTCCGTGCTCCAGTGGAAGGTCAGTAGGCCGTCCCAGCGAACCGAGAGCCCGTAGGCGTGCGTGGTGCCCACGGTGTTGTGCATCTTCGCGAACGCCCACTGCCGGCCGAGCTGGTAGTTGGCCAGCGCGACCTCGGCCCGCAGGTCGATGTCGCCGGTGATGTCCAGGCCGGGTGCGTCCGGCGTCATGGCGATCGAGTTGACGTCGCCGGGCATCCACATGTAGCCGACCAGCCCCGCACCGTCCGGGCGGATGGTGATCGAGCGGAGGCCGGAGTTGTTGAACGCCTTGATGCCGTCGTGGTCCATGAAGACACGGGCGCCGGTGGCGGCGGTCGAGATCGAGCCGGAGACGATCACCTGGGCGTCGAGGGTGCCGGAGGTGATCTTGGTGGCCGACAGCTCGCTGATCTGGGCGGTGCCGATGGCGGCGTCGGCGATGATGCCGGACTCCGCCGTGATCGTGCCCACGGCCATCTTCTCGGCGGTGACCGCTTCGGCCTCCAGCAGCGCGGTGGAGATCGTGCCGGTGGCGATGACGTCGCGGGCGATCAGCGACTCGGGCTCGATGGCCCCGTTGCCGAACCGGTGCGGCGTCCAGGCGGCGCCGGTCCAGACCTTCAGCGTGTTCTCGCTCGCGGTGTCGATCCAGAGGTCCCCGGTGTCGGGGTCCGCCGGCGCGGTGTCGCTGGAGGTGACCTCGGACTTGCTGATGGCCTCCGCCAGGGCCTCCGTGGCCGCCTGGCTGCTCAGCGGCTCCCAGGCGCCCCCGACGTACCGGCGGGTCTCGTACTGGCCTGGAGCGACCTCGGCGAACCACAGCTCGCCCTCGGCCGGGCTCGCCGGCGCGTCCGGGCCGTAGTAGATCTGCGTGCCGGCGCCGATGTCGCCAATGAAGTCCTCGATCGACTGCGTGGTGGCCGACACCTGGACCGAGCCCTCGGACGCCTTGCCGGCGAGCGACCGCGCGACCAGGGCGACCCAGTAGGTCCCGGCCGGCATGGAGATGAGGACATCGGCGCCCCGAGGGGTCTCGATGGTGGCTCGCAGCGTCTCGGCTAGCACCGGGTCGAAGCCCTCGACGGTCGAGACGTGGACCTCCATCCGGGCGTAGTCCATCGGGGCGACCGCGTCGGGACTGGCCCACAGACCGTCCCAGGAGACCCGCAGGCCGCCCAGAACGCCCTCCACGATCGGCGGCGAGGGAGTGGGAGGCACGGGGCCGCGCACCGGGTACGCGCCGTGCGAGCCGTCCCACTGCTTGCCCCAGCTCGACGCGAGGTTGCCGTCGCGGTCGTACTCGTTGACGTTGCCGTCCTGGACCGAGGAGTTGGACAGCTGCGGAGCGCGCGCCAGGCTCCGGACGCGGGTCTCCAGCGTCGAGATGCGCCGGGCGTGCCGGCTGAGGTCGCTCATAGCGCCATCGCGTCGGCGCGTACGACGGCGGCGGTCATCGCGTCGCCCTCCGAGGGGTTGGTGGTCACGGTCAGGATGCGGAACCAGTCATCGACGTTGACCCAGTCGGTGTCGGCCTGGAGGCGGATCTCATCGCCTGGGCTGAAGCTTCCCACCGGTGCGTGCGAGTGGTTGCGGATCTCGATCGTCGCCACCTCGATGTCGCCGTTGAGGCGGGCCAGCTCGCGGGCAGCGCGGTCGTTGGCTCGGGTCTTGCTCTGGATCGCCTTGTCGTCCACCACGGAGACGCGCCGGAGTCGACCAGCAGTCGAGCGCCCGGAGAGCCCTCGGATCATGTCCTGGCCCTCGCCGGAGCCCAGCACGAGCACCTCGCTGGCGTAGTCCTCCTCCGGCCTGGAGATGCTCGGCATGATGGCGACGTTCTCGCCGAGGACGAAGCGCAGGTCCGGCCGCCGGCGGCCGAGCCGGGGGTACCCGAGGCGCAACCGGTGGACGATGTCGGTCTGGCCTTCGTTCCAGGAGTGCTCCTCCAGATACTCGAACGGCGTCTCGGCGGCCAGGTCATCGAACTCGCGGCCGAGGTCGTCGGTGACCCACCAGGCCAGCTTGTACGGGCCGGCCTCGAACTGGACCAGCTCGCCCTCGCCGGTCTCGAACTCGACCTCCTCCAGCTCCTCGCCGATCCGCACCGGCGATGTGGTGCCATCGAGGACGAGCCCGAGGTCACCGCCGGCCTTGCCCTGGAGGTGGGTCCAGATGTGACGGGCCGCGTCGAGCGGATCGATCTCCACGCCGTACCAGCTGTCGGTGTACGGCATCCCGCGTGGGTAGCCGGTGAAGCCGACCGCGTCGATCTGCATGACCGGCCCGTCGAAGCTCAGGCCGGTGGCGATCCCGCCACCTCGGATCAGACCGTCGATCTCGGGGTAGATCGCCGTGCTCCACTGCCGGATGATGGGCTGGCCATCGGCGCCGATCGCGTTCGGGTGGCGCGGATCAATCGCACCCGAGAGGGTGAAGTCGCCGCTGAGGGTCGACGTGAACGTGACGTCGCCCAAGGGCAGGTCGGTGGACACGAAGGTGCCCGTGCCGTCGCCGTTGAGGCGCTGAGCGAGAAAACGCCACGCCATCAGCTATCCGTGGTGGCTTGTTCGACAAACTCCACGTCGAGGATGATCGAGCTTTCCGCGTCGACAGTGATGGGATCGTCGCCTTCTTCGATGGGCCACTCGGTGCCCTGCTCAGTCACTCGGCCGCGCATCTGGAAGGACTGGGTCGTTCCTCGGTAGGACTCGGGGATGGCGATCTCGCCCGCGTTCATCAGCGTGCTGCGCCGAGGGACGGGAGCAGCCGTCTCGCGATACCGGGTCGTCTGCGTCGCCAGGTGGCTGCCGTCGTTGGTCCCGACGCGCACCCAGACGTAGCCGCCGACGATGTTGTCCGGCACCCATGCCTGTGCCCAGGTCGCGGTAATGCGGGCCCGAGTGGCCCATTCCGGGATGTCGAGGTTCCACATGCCCTGGTCGGGCCACGGCTCACCAAGGGTGCCGGTAGCGCCCAGTGGGTCGGGGTTGCCGGCGGAGATCGAGATGGTGCGCACCACGCGCTCGCGGCGGGGCTGGACGACCTTCCGGAGGTCGGTGATCATCGAGTTGGTGATGGTCGAGGTGTTCGCCGGGAGGTTGATCCGCGCGAGTGCGACCGCCGGGTACGGAAGCCCGGCACCACCGTTGATCTGACTGATCCGGGTGGCAGTGGTAGGCACGTTCTGGACGACGAAGCCCTCGACGTACGGGCCGTAGGGCACGCTCGGCGGCGACGGCATTCCGGGGTACTGCGGGTCGCGCATCCGGGCCACGACCATGTCGGCCCGGCCGCTGCCGGCGCCCGAGGCGGTCACCATCACGTTCGTGTCGGTCGGATTCCGAGCGATGTAGCTCTCGCCCCAGCTCGCGCCGGGGTACCGGTTGATCATCACGCCGGCGCCGGGCCCGATGCGGACCGCTGCGCCAGGGGTGGCCAGCGCCCGGACGACGAGGTCGTTAATGCCGACCACGCCTTCGCCGCCGCCGGTGGCTGCGTACGCGAGCACGCGGGCCAGTTCCGGGGTGTGCTCACCCCCGGCGACTGCCCAAGCAACGCCATCCCACGCCACGTCATGCCCCTTCCGTCACAGCGACCACCAGGCCGAGCGCCAGCTTACGATGCACTGGGCCGTCCCCGAGGGCGACATACCGCCGAAGATCAGCTCTTGGGTTCCCGGCCGAAGTCGAGCATCAGCCAGTCGCGTGCCGGGCATCAGGTAGCCCGCCACCGAGGTGTACTTGTTCCGCATGACCGTCATCGCCCAGGGCTGGGTATCGATGATCACGTACTCGTTGTCGCCGATGTTGAGGTTGAGCCCGAGCCGCCAGCCCTCGGCCTCCACGAACGGATCGACCACTGGGCCGTTGAAGCGCACCACCGGGTAGGTCGGCACGTTGCCGCCCACCGTCAGGAAGCCCTGCCGAGTGCCGCCGGTGCTCATGATCTGCAACGGGAAGTAGGCCGGGAAGACGAAGCCACCGGTGGTCGCGGCGAGGATGTCGACGGTGTGGCTGAAGGATTCCTCGGAGTAGTGCAAGGGGTCGGCGGTCACGAAGTTCGCCGTGATGGGCACGTAGCCACCGAGCAGGAGGTTGCTCACCGGTGCCGCCCACTCGCGCGGGCGCCCGTAGATGCGACGCTCCCGGCCGCCGACGCCGTAGCTCAGCGCCATCACCTCGCCGGGCGCCAGCTCGGTGCCCTTGCGCCAGACCGTGGCGAGCTGCTCCAGGGTCTCCAGGGAGCCCTCGGGGTCCTCCTTGTCGGTGGACATGTTGAACGTCCAGACGGGGCCGTCGAGGAAGTCACGGCCGAACACGCGAGCGTTGCGCACCGGGTGCGACTGGTCCTGGACGCGCCACTCGGCGGTCCCGGTGTCGAAGGTCTCGACGGTCACCGGGTTGCCGATCCCGAACTCCACTCCGTCGAGGGAGAAGTTGTAGTCGACGGGCATCTCAATCCCCGATCATGTCGGCGTAGACACCGGCGTGCTGGTGCCGGCGGACGTGGAATTCAAGCGCGCTCGCCACGTCCTGGGGGGTCGAGTTGGTCGGCATCATCGGGACGGTGATGTTGATGCCGCCGCTCTGGTAGTCGCGGAGGTAGGTCAGCTGGTCCTCGCGCAGCGCCCACTCGTTCTTGCCGGTGAGGTTGAGCACCTGCGACAGGCCCGGAGGCAGCGGGCCGCCGGTGTCGCGGAGCAACGGCGCCGCATCCGGCGACTGGGCAGCGATGTCTTCTGGGACCACGCCGCCCTCGGAGTACCAGTGGGGGTTGCGGCCCAGCCACTTGGCGTACGCCTGGGCCGGCGAGCCGTAGCGGTTGGCGATGTACTGAAGGCCGAGCCGGGCCTGCTCGCTCGGGTCGTTGGTCTTCTTCCCGCCGTACTCCGCCCAGAGGAAGGGCATGAACTGGAAGAGACCGTGCGCCCCGCTGCTCGGGTTAGTGGCGTTCGGGTTCCAGCTCGACTCGCCCTGCACGAGCTTCTCCAACGCGCGCCACTGGGCGCCCTGGTGCCAGCCGTAGCGCGCCGCCATGCCCCGCACGAGCGCCTTCACCGGCCCCGCACCCGCGTCGCCGTAGTGGGTGTCGGAGGCAGTGCCGATGATGCTGTCGAGCTTCTCGGCGACTGCGTCGAAGAGCTTGCGCGGGATGCTGGGCAGGAATTCACTGGCAAACCAGTTGTCGCCGAACTTCTCCTTGATCTTGCTCAGCGGACCGGCCATCTGGTCCTTCACCCAGGCCAGCGGCTTGGCCATCATGTCGCTGACCCACTGGGCCACGCCGGCGAGCGGGCCTCCTCCGGCGATCGACTTCGCGCCAGACAGGTACGGCACTGGGTTGACCGCCCCGCCGTTCGCGCGGATCTCGAAGTGGAGGTGTGGCCCGGTCGAGTTACCGGTCGAGCCCACCGTGCCGATGCGCGTGCCGGCCACGACGCGGTCGCCGGTGCGCACCAGCGTCTGGTTCAGGTGCGCGTAGATCGACTCCAGGCCGTCGTCGTGCGAGATCCGGACGTGCCGGCCGTAGGAGTAGGTCAGGTGCTTGACCGCGTTGACCAGACCGGCCATGAAGGCCCGGACGTTGGTGCCGGTCGGTGCGGCGTAGTCGATGCCGGAGTGGCCGGCGTACGAACCCCAGCCCGAGTGGCGATAGCCACCGTCGATGGGCTTGGCCACGCCGCCGCGAGCGAAGTAGCCCATGAAGTCGCGCACGCCCCGAGGCCCGTAGAGCCGGGCGATCCGGTTGGCCTCGTGGACGTAGTCCGCGCCCATGGCTCGGGTCCACTCGGGCCGCATGATCGCCTCGCCGCCGGAGACGCCGATGTAGCCGACGTCGCGGCCGGGGGTGTAGCCGGGATAGATGCCGCCGGTGGCGTAGCCGCCCTTCTTCAGCCCGTCCGGCATCGGAATGCGGTCCATCTTGTCCGACCCGAAGAACTCGGCCGCCTTGTTGAAGACGCCGTCGATCAGGCCGTCGTTGATGACGGTGTTGATGATCCAGCGGAGCGGGCGCTTCAGCAACTCGACCAGGTCGTCCCACTTGTCACCGATCCACTCGGTGAACTCGCCGAACGCCTCGCCGACGTCGTCCATCAGTCGCTTGAAGCCGGCGAAGATCGGCGCGATGTACTCGTCATAGACCAGCTGGAGCGCACCACTCAGCGCACGCCAGAGGACCCGCAGCTGGTTCAGCTCGTCATCGAAGGTGTTGGTGAACCAGACGACGAGGTTCTCGAAGAGCCGGAACACCCGACCGATCGTGTTGTCGTAGACCCACATCATCAGCCGGCCGAGGCCGCGCCAGGCGTCGCCCAGGAAGCCCCAGAGCTTGTCGAGGTTCTCCCACAGCCAGATCCCCATATGCACGAAGAGGTCGATGACTGGCCAGATCCAGCCGTCCCAGATCCTGCGGAAGACCGCACCGACGTCGGAGAAGAAGCCGCCGATCGCCTCGAAGATCGGGCCGAGGAAGTCCATCAGCCCGCGCCACATGTTGCCGAAGAACCGACCGGTGGGCTGGAGCAGGTTCTCCCAGACCCAGACGAAGAAGTCGCCGACCGCCCGGACAGCAGCGTTGACGCCGTTCCGGAACCACTCGACGTTCTGGTAGGCCCAGACGAAGGCGGCGACCAGGGCGCCGATCGCCAGGCCGATGAGGCCGCCGACGCCGAAGGCCGCCCAGAAGGACTTCAGCGTCACCGCGCCGGCCATGATCTGGAAGGCGCCGGCGAGCCCGAGGATGCCCATCACAAGGGCGTTCAGGGCCATCGGGTCCATGTTCGCGACCCAGTTGAGGACCGCGATCAGGCCATCAACGATGTCCTCCATCACCGGTGCCATCGCGATCGCGAGGTTGACCAGCGCGCCGCCGAGGGCGGAGAAGAGGGCCTCCAGTCGGGGCCCCATCTCCTCCAGCCAGCCGACGAAGTCCTGGAAGGCCGAGGAGTCCTCCAGGCTGGCCGCCCAGTCGGCAAAGCTGCCCGAGGCGCCCACCAGCCACTCCACAAACTGGAGCCCCAGCGGCATGAAGGCTTCGAGGATGGCCACGAAGCCGGTGGCGAGGTTCAGACCGATCTCGGTGAACGCCTGCACGAGGCCGGGCGTGGCGTCGGCGATGGTGGTGAAGAACTCTTGCCACACCGGGTTGGTGAAGACCTCGGCGGCGTACTCGAACGCCCCACCCAGGGCGGTCCCGAGCGTGCCGAGGAAGGTCGAGAAGCCCGGCCCGTAGGTGTTCATCAGCGTGCCGATGGCGCTCTCGACGCCCGGCAGCATGCCGCCCTGAAGGGCGTTGCGGAAGCCGAGGAACTCGTCCCGCAGGCCGTGGATGAAGCGGGCGAACCGCTGGCCGGCCGGCCCCAGCTTGCTCATGGCCTCGTCCAGCGCCTGCATGGAGGCCGAGCCCAGCTCGCCGGTCTGCACGAGTGCGTCCTGGTAGGCCAGCTGCGCGTCGGTGAGGTTGCGCTGGGCGTCGGAGATCGAGCGCTGGCCATCGGCGTACGACCGCTGCTGCTGCCGGCGCGCGTCGGCGACCGCCAGCTCGGCATCGGCGATCGCCCGGCTGTTCTCCCGAGCGACGTCGACCTGGGCCTGGAGGGCCTCGCTGACCAGCTCCGCGCCCTCGATCCGGGCCTCGTCCACCGCCCGCGCCGACTCGCCCAGCTGCTCCTGGGCGTCACGCTGGCTCTGGAGGGCCTCCGTCAGCCGCTCCTCCGCCGTCTGGACCCGCTCGGAGCCCTCGACGCCGTCCCGGTCGGCCTTGCGCTTCTCGGCCGCCAGCTCGCGATTCTCGCGCCGGATGCTCTCCAGGGCCAGCCGCGCCCGCTCCAGGGCGATCGAGGCTTCCTCGCGCTCGGTCGCGGTGACGCCCGGCTCGGCCATCGCCGAGTTGTAGGAGTGCTGCGCCTCGCCGAGGTCGAGCACGGCCTGGCGCTCATCGAGCAGTCCGCCGCGACGGCGCTCTTCGAGGTCCAGGAGATCCTGGGCGGCCTGCTGGCGGGCTTCGACCAGATCCTGCTGGGCCCGCTGGGCATCGCGTTGTGCGGACGCCAGGGAGCGCTCTGCGCGCACCTGGGAGTCGATGGCGTCCTCGATCATCTCGGCCGCGCGCTCGCGGGCCTCGACCACCCGAGCCTGGGCGTCGGCGGACCGCTCGGCCGCGTTGCGCTCGGCGTCATTGAGGTCGCGGATGGCGTCGGCCACCCGCCGGCTGGCGTCCTCGGACCGCTGGGCGGCGTCCTCGCGGGCGCGGGCCAGGGCCAGCTGGGCGTCGCGGACCGAGTTGGTCGCGGTCCGCATCGTGCGTGCCGAGGCGAGGCTGTCCTTGGCTGCGTCGGCCTGGACGTCCCCCAGAGCTCCAACGGCGTCACCGATGCCAGAGAAGCCGGCCACCAGTCCCGCAATGGCGGGGATGGCCACGACGCCGGCGGCTGAGATGGCCAAGAAGCCGCCGGCGACTGCCCCGAGCAGCGGCGGGATCGCCGGCAGGACGACCATGAGCGCGGAGGCGCGGAGGCTGAAGGCGCGGAAGGCGAACGTGGTCCGCTGCGACTCGCTGCCCACCTCGCGCATGCGCTCGTAGGTGCGGCGGATCGAGCCGTTGTCGTTGAGGTTGATCCGGATGTCGTTGCCGTCGAGCCGGCGAGCTTCCTGCTCGACCGCGTTGAGCTGGGCTAGGGCCTGGGCCGCGTTCACCTGGACGTCGATGTCGCGGGACTGCCCGCCGATCCGCTGGAGGGCGGCGGCGACCGCCGCGATCTCACTCAGCGCCGTGCGGGCGTCGACGTCGACACCGATGCGCTGGTCGTTGAGGTCGGCGAGGCGCCTACGCAGCTGGGCGATCTGCCGGTCGGCCGACCGGGTGGTGGCCTTGACCTCGATGTTGGGCAGCGACTGGAGGGCCCGGCTGAGGCGGGTCTGGACGATGCGCTGGAAGCCGCTGGTGAAGTCCTCGCCGGCCTTGCGACCAGCTGGTCCGGCGGCCTTGGCGGCCCCCTCGCGGACGCCGCGCTGGACGCCTTCGTCGATGGGGCCGCCAATCGAAGCTCCGAGGCTGTTCGCCTCGCGAGCGATGGCGCGCTGTACCCCACGGAACGACGGAACCACCTGGAGGAAGACGGTTCCTGCGTTGTAGGGCATCTACCCCGCCTCTCTCTTCCGGCGAAGCACCCGTCGAGCGAGGGCCTCGTGTCGTTCCTGGCGACGCGCTCGGCGCAGCGGCTCGATCGCATGCCTGGGGCGAGCGTACGGCACGAACTTCGGGAGCTTTGCTCCCTTGCGGCTGTTCGCCGCCCGTGTCGTGATGGTCAACTGCTGGACTCGGTCGGCGATGTCGGCGAGGATCTCGGCCTCCATCGTCCACAACGACATCGGCGGCCGATACTCACGCTTCGGCTGGTTCTCCGATGCCTCCAGGAGCATCCTGGCGTGCTCTTCGTCGTTCGACGCGGCCTCGACGTAGTAGCTGTTCCGGGGAAGGTGGTCGATGAAGCTGAGGAGCTTCCGCCACTGCCGGTCCTGCCACATCTGGTTGAGGTCGACGCCAAGATGCGCCTGGAGGTCGTATTCCAGTTCGGCTCGGTACTTGCCGATCAGGTACGCGAGCCGCGCGGGTTTCCCGGTCGCCTCACGACGCCTGGCGCACCCTCGTCAGCGAGACCGAAGTGACGCTCGTACGCCTTGCTGAGCAGGTCGATCTTCCACCAGGGGATCGTCAGCTTGAAGAATTCCTCCTGGTCCTCCTCGCGAACCACGATTGAGAGGAGGGCGGCGGGGTCCTGGTAGTTCGCCAGCAGCAGCTGCCAGTCCACCTCACGGGCGTCGAGGAAGGTGTAGTTCTTCCCCTCGATCGTGGCGACGAACGGCTTGTGTGTCTTCTCGCGCTCGGCGACGTCGAGGTTGATGGTCGGCTTGTCGATCGGGGTTACCTTGTTCTTGTTCTCAGCCATGGCGGGCTCCTCTTCGTGGATCAGGACTTGGAGTCGGCGGTCTTCTTCGCCGTCGACTTGGTCTCGGCCTCCGGCAGTCGGAAGCCGTCGAACTGGGCCTGCACGAGGGCGGCGGCCGATCGGACCGTCCGCGTCTCGTCGCCCTTCTTCACGGTGACCGGCTTGAACTCGGTCCCCTGCTTGTCAGCCATGCGATTCTCCTAGCCGCTGGAAGGGTGGCGGGCGGCCGAGCGCGACCGGAGCCCGCCGAGACTTAGCCGCGCTCGGCCATCTCGGGTCACGGCGTGACCGTGAAGCCCATCTGGGTAAGCAGGGCGTTCCAGCCGGCGCCGCCGAACAGCCACCGCTCGGAGTAACCGAGGGCGCTGTCCTCGAAGCCGGTGAAGGTGACACCCCAGGTGATGGGGTCGTCGCCGCCGGAGAAGCTCTGCTCGGCGTAGGAGGTCACCTTCGCACGAGGCAGCATCCGGCCGATGTAGATCTCGCCGGCGTCGCCCTGGTCCACCGCGAGCGCGAGCACCCGGTAGAACCGCGAGCTGGGACGGCTCGGCTTGGCGATCGAGACCTCGCCGGTGCCGACCGCCGGCACGATGCCGGCCAGGTCTGCGCCGGTGGCCAACCCGATGGTCAGCATCTTGGTCTCCTGGCAGACCACCGTCATGGTCGAGGTGTCGGCCGTGACGTCGGACCGGGTCGGGCTGACCGAGCCCCACGAGGTGACGTCGGACTGGGTCACGTCGCGGCTGAAGGCCACGCCGTCCTCCGACAGCCAGCCGAGGTCGTCCCAGGTGTCCGGCAGCTCGACCAGGGAGATCTCCTCGTCGGGAGCGGTCCCGGTGACGGCGGTGATGTCAGTGATCGGCTCGGCCGCGACCGGCGCGAGGAAAGCCGAGCCGTCGATCGCCTTGCGGATCAGCTCGGTCTGCTTGTTCTTCAGGTCGTCATAGAGCGGCATCGCAGATTCCTTTCAGAGTGATCAGCGCCGCACGCTGAACTGGTATCTCGTCGTGTACCGATAGATCGTCTGATCGGCCCACGGTGCCTTGAACGGCGCGATCACGGTGCTCACAGAATCGATCACGACGCCACTCATGCGGTGAGGGTAGCCCTGCATCTTCGCCTCGATACGCCGCGACAGGCCGTTCGACACGTCGCGATTCCGGTCGAAGACATCTACGTCGATCAGCGGCCGGTCCAAGAAACGGTTGGACCCTCCGCCGACCCGCCCGTGACGAACGAAGGGGAACTCGTTGTCCGGGACGCCTTGGCCGACCACCGTGGCGGGGGTCAGCTCGGGGAAGGAGGCGATCAGCCAGAGCCGCATCGCCGACTCGACGTCAGGGAAGGGCGGGAGGTCGTAGCTCACTCCGGCACCTCCCCCATCATCTCGCCGGCGCGCAGCATCACGCGCCGAGCCTCGATACGGCCGTTGCCGAACTCCAACGGAGCGGCGGCCGGGTCGTCGTTGTAGACCTCGACGTTGACGCGGGGGTTGCCGCGAACGCTCACCAGGCCGGCCTGCTCGTTGACCCTGAAGGCGGCGGCATAGTCGCCGGTGTCGTGAGGGGCGATCTGCACAGCGCGGTCGCGGATGTCGTTGGCCGCCCGGATGACCGGTCGGCGCATCTGCTGGGAGCGCATGAGCTTGCCGAACTCGCGTCGGTCGGGCCGGTAGCGAACGGTGACTCGTGCCATCAGGCCCTCCCCGCCTTGGTCAGCGCGACCCACATGCCCTTGTCGCGGCCTCGCTTGTCTCGGTACAGCCCCGGCTCGCCGTCGACCTCGAATTCCTCGCCACGGGCCACGATCCGGTCGCTGGCGGCGACGGTCTCCCCTGGCGGGATGAAGACATTGAGGCCCTCGATCAGGACCATGCCTCGGTGGCCATCCTCGGTCGAGGAGCGCGGCCAGATGGCACAGCCGGTGATAGTCCGCTCGCCGAGCACAGTCCGCTGCTCCCAGTGGTCCGGCTCAGACATCTGGATCACCTGGATCTCCTCGGCGCCGATCCGGGCCATCAGGGGTTCTCCGTGATGGGCGGGTGGACCAGCTCGGGGATGCCGTAGGTGTCGGTGGTGACCGCCTCCGGGGCATACCAGGAGGTGTCGAAGGTGAAGAGCTGACCAGCTCCGGGCGGCGGGATGACGCCCTCGGGCGCCATGGCCTCCAGCTCGGCCCGCTCCTCGTCGGTGAGGTGCATCGTGCGGACGAAGTCCTCGATGAGGCGCTCGCCGCCGATGGGACCGATCGGCGCGGTGTTGGTGATCGGGTCGGGGTACTGGTAGGTCCGCTTGGCGAGCAGGACCGCGATGAGCTTCGCGCGGTCCGGCACGACGGCGTCGGGCTCCAGCCACTCGGGGTAGCGCCGAGCGGTCTGGGAGACCACCAGGGAGGCAGCGTTGATGATCGCGATCGCGAACGGGTCGTCCTCGGCGATCTCCTGCTGGACCCAGATCGACAGGGCCGGAATGGTCACCAGGGCCATCGCTACCTCCTCTCAGGTGTTGTGGGGTGCGCCGACCTCTCTCCGGACAGCGCCGGGACGGCGCACCCCACGCTCAGTCGGATCAGGGGGTCACAACCGGCGGGAAGACGGGCCCGAGACCGGTGTAGTTGATCCGAACGCCACGGACGTTGTTGGTCAGCTGCTCCTCGGGGAGCAGGACGCCGTTGGCGTCGCGCTCGTCCTGCACCGAGGTGATCCCGGCGAAGGTGTGGAACAGGGACCGGTCACGCGCGTAGTCGGCGTCGTAGTCCTGGAGCCAGGTCATGGCCATGCCGTTGAGGGCGGTCCGTCGACCGATCCGCGCGCCCTGGGGCACGACAGGGGCGACGTTGCCCAGGACCAGCGCGGTGCGGTGGAGCAGCATCGCGAAGTCCGCCGGCAGGGTCTCGCTGACCACGACGGGGATGCCGGCCAGGCGGCCGATGATCGCGTCGCGCAGCGCCGGGGTGCCGGTCTGACCGGTCGAGTCATACTTCGACAGCCGGTCGCTGGTCAGCCACTCCGCCTCGACGTCCGAGCCGATGAGGAAGAACCGGCCGGCCTTCGGGGCGATCTTGTCGGCGTTCAGCAGGCGCCGGGCCTCGACGGCGACCAGGTGCGGGTCGCTGCCGGCCGGAACCTCCATCTCGCGCTTGAACGGGGCCGCCTGGAGGGCCGCGATGACCTTGGACTCCAGTCGACCGGCGACGGCGGTGGCCTGCGGGACGAGGACTTCGTTGGTGAAGTCGATGTCGTCCAGCGTCAGGTGCTCCAGCGTCAGGCTGGTCGCCGAGGTGATGTGCGTGTCGAGCTTGATCGCGATGCCCTCGCCACCCTGGATGTCATCCATCTGGATGGGCGCGGTGCGCGTACGCCACTCGTAGTCGCGGGCGACGGCGCGAAGCTCACCGACGCGGATGGTCACGGTGTCGTTGAGGGCGTTGTTGAAGGTGGTGTTCCCGACACGGGTCACCACCATGGGCGTGATCAGCTCGCGCTGAATCGCACCGAGGGCGAGAGGGACGAACTTCTCCGGCTTGGCCTTGATAACGGCCACGGTGACCTCCTGTTGGGTCTGATGGACGACCGCAGTCGGCCACCGTGGACGTGGGGCCGTGCGGGACTACTCTCCGAGCCGCTTGACCTTCGCGAGGTCTTCTTCGAACGTCGAGACGCGGCCGTTGAAGGGGTTCGGGGAGCCGGGGTTCACCGCCGACCGAGGTCCGCCGATCGGGAGAGGCTCTTCCTCTTCCTGCGACTGCCCCTCGGGCTCGTTGCCCTTGGCGCCACCGAACGACTCCAGTAGCTCGTCCGCATCGGCCAGGAGGTCTTCCTTCGACTCGCCGACCAGGCGCCTAGCCTGCTTGACGGTCAGGCCCTTCTCCAGGGCGACCTCTAGACGAAGCTTCTCTCCGACAGCCGCCTGGGCCTCGGTGAGCTTCTTCTTGGCCTGCTCGTTCTCTCGACGCAGGGTCTCGATCTCGGACTCGCCCTCACGGGCCTTCTCCTCGACCTGGGCCTTCTGCGTCTGGTTCTCGGTGCGAAGATCAGCGTTGGCCGTCTTCAGGGTGTTGATCTCGCCGAGGTGGTTGTAGATGAGACGGGCCGCCTTCTCGGCGTCGAACTCATCTTCCTTCCACGGGGGAGTCCACTCTTCGAACGGGGGGAGTTGCTTAGGCACACGCGCCTCCTGGGCTGCGAGGGCTGGTCCTGCCACCTGGGCTGGGACTAGCTGGGGGTGATCTTATCCGAGTATGTCTGTTGTCAAGTGCCTGGTCAGCGTGTCGTCGTGTCGCGGCCTCCGTACTCAGCTTCGTAGGCCCGGCGGAAGGCATTGATCGCGTCGCGACCGCCGGTTCCCCGAGTCGACCGAGCCCAGATGTCCTCGAAGACCTGGGCGTCGGAGTCCATTGAGTCCTCCCGGCGATAGACCGGCCGGAGGGTGCATCGGCAGTGGTCGTGGGCCTTGTAGTCGCCCTCGCCGACGAAGCGGGCGTTCGACTCATCGAAAGAGTCGTCCTTGAACACGGCACCTCGGCTGGCCAGCATCGCGCAGAAGTAGCAGGGTCGGGCCTTGGTCTGGCGGGCCCACCCGAGTGCGACCCGGTCGGCGGCGACGTGTCGCATGCCGACCTCGCGACCGCCGGCGAAGGTGTGGCGCAATGCCGCACCGGCCGCCTCTCTCGCGGCGTCATCCATGGCCTTCTGGAGCGAGAACGGCTGCTCGGGCACATCGAGCCGGCGGGCTCGTGCTCGATCGACCTCGGCCGCCCGGAACTTCTGCTTCAGTGCGACCGGGCCGGTCACCCGAAGGGAGGTGCGAACGGCCTCCTCGGGCAGCTCGGGCAGCTGGATGGTCGGGCCAGGATCGTCGGCGCCCAGCTCCAGCCGCCGGTAGACCTGGATGTAGGCCAGGGCCAGCCTGGCCGACTCTCGATACCGAGTGCGGATGGTCGGGATGATCCGCTCGATCCAGCGCATGGCACTGCCGTCGAGGTCGTCGGTCCGGACCAGCGCCTGCCAGAGCCGGATGACGCCGGCCACCACGACCGCCGCGTTGCGGTCCTGGGCGGCCTGGTGGTTGCGGCTGAGAAGCTCCGCCTCGGGGCTAACCACGCCCGATCTCTCCGGCGGGCTCCTGGGCGCCGGGGATGCCCGCTGGGCTGCTGGCGCCTCGGGTCAGCTCCTCGATGAACTGGTCGAGGGAGCCGTTCCGGATCAGCTCCTGGGCCCGCTCGGTGTCGCCATCGGTCCACCCTGGGATGCGCTCCCAGAGCATCTCGACCGGCACCCGCAGCTGCTGGGCGACGATGCCGAGGGCCTGGGCCGCCTGGGCGAAGGACCGCGACTCGGTGTCGCGCCAGCGGATCTGCATGTCGTGCTCGGCCGCCTCGTCGCGGAGGCCGGCAACCATGGCCATGAGCTGGAGCTGCTGCTCGTAGCTCTCGCCCATGCCGGTCCGGTAGTCGGCCGACTTGCGCTGAAGGCCGGCCTCGGCCGCCGCGAGCGCCTCAGCCTGGAGGTTCGAGGAGAGCCCGAGCAGGTGGTGCGGCGGAGTCTGGGAGACGGCGGAGAGGTCTCGCAGGTCGGCGTCCTTGGCGGCGATGAAGCCGTTCAGGTCGGTCTCCTCCAGCGTGCCGAACTTCGTCTCGGCGGAGGTGCTGCCCATGAAGCCGCCGGCGAGCAGCTGCTTCTTCGCGGCCGGGTCGCTCGGGATGGCCATGCCGGTGACCCAGCGGATCTTCCAGGCGCCGAAGCGCTGAACGATGAGCCGGTCGAAGACGTCCTGGTCGATGCGCTTGGCCATCGGGATGAAGGGCTCGACCTCGCCCCACGCCTTGCCGTCCGCCAGGTCGACGTCAGGGGCGTGGCGTACGACCGGGGTGAGCCCGGAACCGTGTACGAGGTGGTCGAGGTAGGTCCAGTCCTGGGCGGTGGCGCCCTCGCCCTCACAGCGCAGGTAGTGGACCGCCCACTCGTCCCACAGCTCGACGTTCCACGCCTGGGCGACGTGGTGGCCGTCCTCGATCGGCGTGCCCTTGATCGCGAAGAGCGGGAAGTCATCGGCGGTGTCGTCGGCGTAGAAGGCGGCCATCCGAGCGGCTGAGACCGGCCGCGCGAGCGAGGTGCGGAGCCCGGTCAGCGGCTCCGTGCCGGGCAGCACGGTCGCGAAGGCGAAGCCATGCGCGAGGACCGCGCGGTGGAGCTGGATCTGCCGGGCGTTCCAACGGTTGCGCCGCCAGATCCGCCAGACCTCCATGTTCTCCTCCGACGACGGCCGGCGGACGCCATCGACGTACATCGTCTGGGCCAGCGACTTGACGACCAGCCACATCCAGGGCGTGGTCGAGCGCTCAGCCAGGTCGTGATACTCCGGGGAGATGTCAGCGTCCTTGGGGATGAAGGGGCCTTCCTCCAGGTCTTCGCCCATGCGCGGCCGGTACCACTTCTGGATCTTGTTCACGTGCTCGCGCTGCTCCAGAAAGCTCGGGAAGTACTCCCGTGCCAACTGGGTCGCGCCGCCTGGGCTCATCGCCCTGTTCCGAGCCATACAGCCTCCTTCACCACCAGAATTCACCGGGCTTGTCAGGCTCTTCGAGGCCCCGATTCAAGACGACGCGACGAAGCATGCGGGCGCCGACCGCGCAGACGGCGAGGTCGATCTTACGGGAGGACCCCCGCGACCCCTTCCACAGCGACACGCCGTACTTGTTCGGATACTGGTGGGCGTTGCGGAGGTGCTCCTTCAGCTTCGGATGGCCGTCGATCCGGAAGGTCGGCTGGTACTGCTCCAGGTCGTCGGTCGCCTCGATGTCCTCCACGAACGTCTCGGCCGCCTCGGTGAAAATGCGGGTGCGCTCGGGTGAGGTCATGTCCCAGAGCACCGAGTGCTGGGAGTGGCCCGACTGGACCGACCAGCACTTCAGCTGGTCGCCGTACTCGCGGTGCCAGGCGTCGATGTGCGGACCCCAGTAGGAGGCCGCGTCCTCGTCGTCGTCGTCCTTGGCGTGCGAGGGGTCGCCCCAGAATGCGACGACGGTGAACCGGGCGAACATCTCCTCGACGCGGCGGTCGACGGCCTCTCGGGGCGCCTTCCAGGCCGCGAACGGCAGGTTCTCGCTCCGGTTGACGCGGCGCTCGGCGTACGGCTTCTCCCAGAGCCCGATGACGAAGGTGTAGCCATCGGAGAGACGGCAGCCGACCAGCCCGGTGGAGTCATCGGACTTCGAGCCGTCGAAGAAGGCCACGATCGGCTCGTCCGGCTGAACGATCCAGCCGGCGCGAAGGGTGTCGCCCTCGTACTGCCGCGCCGCGCGCACGATGGGGTCCTCGGCGGCGTCGATCGCGGCCGGGTGGACCCAGGCGTCCTCCAGCGCCACGATCTGGTTGAACCAGAACCGCCGACTCTGGCTGACCGGGTTGTCGCGGGACAGGATGCGTCGGACGATGCGGTCGACGTCGAGCCAGTCGGAGTCGCCTCGAACGGCCGTCACGATGGCCGCGAGGTACGCCTTGACCTCCTCGTCGCTAGGCAGCGGGGAGCCGCGTGGCACCGGTGGCGACATCCGGGCGTCCGCCGGCGCCTCCAGGGAGTCGTAGAGCACGCCGGTGTCGATGGCCTGACCGGCCCGCTCGTCCTCCCACGCCTCGCGCATCCGCTGGGCGACCGAGTCCTCGCTGGGCTCGTAGGCGTTGGTGATGGCCAGGGTCCGCGCCGCACCGTCCTTGGACTTGGTCGCGTTGTTCTCGATCGTCAGCTGAAGCTCGTGGCCGCCGTTGGCCACCAGCCACTCGTGCGTCTCGTTCATCAGCACGAAGCTGGACCGACCACCCTGGAGGGTGGCGGGGTTGGAGGTGGTGGCCTGGATCGTCCGCTGCCCGAAGTGGGCGTAGATGATCTCCTTGCCGATCTCGATCCGATGGCGGTCCTTGCAGTCCTGGGTGAACAGACCGGGGAAGATCCGCATCGTGTTCCGGGTCGCGAACTTCGACACCGAGACGATGTCGATCCACGCCCGCTTGTTCTGCTTTCCGACCGGCTCGCCCTTGGCGACACCGATCTCATCCATGTCCTCCTCGGCGAAATGCGAGAAGCGACACGGGCCGACGAATTCAACGGCGGCAATAGCCGCGCCTAACGGGTCTTTTCCGGTAAACCCCAGCCCTTTAGACGCTGCAGGATGGCAGATCGATAAACGAACTTTCCGTCCTTATTGATGGCGTAGAACCAGAGGAGGAAGCGACGCTGTTCCAGGGTCAATCGGAACGGCTCCCCCTCGTCATTGAGCAGGTTGGCGTGAATCCAGTCGATCACCTGCCAGCCAAGGGTCAGCGACGGCGTGATGTAGTTGCCATCGGGCCCCTTGGTCCAGGTGGGGCCGATCGCAACGGGCTCAATGACGTACGTGGGCAGCTCTTGGAGGGCTGTTATGGGGTATCACCTCCTCTTACGACGTCGGCGGGACTTGACTCGGCGCTTTGCCGCAGAAGCATTTGTGATCTTGGCAGCCTTGGTCTTCGAGTAGCCCTTGCGTTTCAGGGCGTGGTATTGGCGCCAGTTCTTGACCTGCTTCCCTGGCATTACGCCTCCTTCAGCATCTTTTCCCTGCGCTCGGTGAGGCTCAGCGGGGCCTCGGGAACGTCGTCGTCGCCGACGTTCATCTCGACCTCGATCTTCAGGCGGCGACGGTCGGCCTCGGTGGCCAGCACGTTGCCAAGCATCTTCGTGTACGCGGCCAGGCTGGAGCCGGCGATCGGCACCGAGCGGGTGAGCACCTCGCCGGTGGCCTCGTTGACACCGACGAACTTCGGCTTCAGGTCGCGCGAGAGGTTCTCGCAGATGAGGTAGATGACGCCCCAGTCCGACTGGGTGTAGAAGACGGCGTGCGCGGAGGCTTCGAGGGAGTCGAACATCCGCCGAGCGACGGGGTGCCAGTCCTCGTCGGGCTCCGGGACAATCACCGGGGTGGCGTCGACCGTGATCACCGGCGTCTCGTCGGCCTTCCCGTCGTTGCGCTTCCAGTGTGCCGGCCGCATCTTCTCGGACGAGCGCTTGCCGAGTGGTCCGTGGGTGCCCATGAGGTGATCTCCTGGATCGGTGGCCGGATCTCCCGGCCGCTCGATCTGATCATAGGCCGAAGCTAGCCACGGCCCTATCGATCGTCTGCGTGGCGAGCCTCGCGTCGATCAGCGAGGAAGCCTCGCCCTTGGTCACGGTCAGCGGGTCGTACTTGATCCGCAGCTTGTCCAGGAAGGACAGCTGGCCGCCGCTGGCCCGCTGCGGCGACTCGCGCCAGCCCTTGCTGGAGAGCGCGCCGTGCCGCCGGGCCACCTTCTCGCCGAGACGCTTCGCCGCCCGCAGCCCGAGGTCGCCGCCGTGGTCGGCGAAGCCCTCAGCCTTCGACAGCTGCCAGACCTTCCAGGTGGCGTCGGGCTGCTGGCGGAGGAACACGTAGTTCTTGTCGCCGGCGGGCAGGAACCACGTCCCGGCGGCGGTCTTCGCCCAGGCCGAGGTCGACTCTGCGAACAGGTCGACCTCGCGGGCCAGCAGCTCGTCACCGGTGGCGTAGTCGATGTCGATGCGCTCGCGCTCGGTCGGCTCCTCCTCCAGCTGCTCGACCGGGTCGGCCTGCTCGCGCTTCTCCGCGCCGAGGAGGTCGGCGAGGGTGGCGAGCTTGACCTTGCTCGACACGCCGGTGATGTCGAGCACCAGAGCGTCGACCTTGCCGGGGAACGGCCGCAGCACGCGGCCGACGATCTGGGTGTAGAGCGGCGCGGACTTCGTCGGCCGGGCGATCACCACGCAGGAGACCCGAGGGCAGTCGAAGCCCTCGGTCAGCACCATGCAGTTGCTGACCACCTGGGTCTCGCCCGACTCCAGCCGGGCCAGGATGCCTCGACGCTCGTCCACCGGCATCGCGCCGTGGACCACCTCGGTCTTGACGCCCTGGTCGTTCAGCGCGTCGCCGAAGGCGTACGCCGCCTCGACGGTCGGGGTGAAGAGCAGGCCCGAGCGGTCGCTGGCGTGCTCGACGTACGCCTTCGCGGCCAGCTCGGGCGCGAGCGCGCGGATCAGCTCCCGGCCCAGGTCCCGCTCGGTGAAGTCGCCCCGGACCTTGACGTTCTCCAGGTGGAGGTCGGCGACCGAGACATGGATGCCGCGCGGCTTGACGAGGTAGCCGTCCTCGATCATGTCCTGGATCGAGCGGGTGTAGACGACGTCGTCCCACACCTCGCCCAGCGCGGCGCCGTCCGTGCGCGCGAGGGTGGCGGAGAAGCCGATCCGGAAGGCGTCCGGGAAGTGGTCGAAGATCTTCCGGTAGGTCTTGGCCGTGGCGTGGTGGGCCTCGTCGCAGACGATGATCCCGATGTCGCCGAGCGCCTCGCGCCGGACCGGGTTGATCAGGCTCTGGACGCTGGCGACCACCACGCGCCGGTCGGACTCGTTCCGCTCGGCCTTGACGATGCCGAGGTCGACGTTCGGGGCGATCGAGCGGACTTTGTCGGCCGCTTGGCTGATCAGCTCGTCTCGATGCGCGAGGATGAGCATGCGCTGGCGCGCCGTCGCCGCCATCGAGCTGAAGATCACCGTCTTCCCCGCTCCGGTCGGCAGCACGACCGCCGGCGCACGGATGCCCTCGGCGTACGCCTGGCGTAGCGCCTCGATGGCTTCCTGCTGGTAGTCCCGGAGTTGGATCGCGGTGGTGGTCGTCATGGTGGCTAGCGTAGCAACCGGTTGCTACGGTGTCTCCCATGCCCGAGAGGAAACCCGACCCACCAGCCACCCTCCATCTGCGTGTCACGTCCTCGGTGCGGCGCCGGCTGCGAGTAGCCTGCCAGGCCCTAGAGATCTCCGAGTCGGAGGCGGCGCGTCGAGCGCTGACCAACTGGCTCAGGGAGAACGAGCCCGCCACAGACACCGCCGACATTAAGAAAGGGCCGAGGCACTAGACCTCGACCCTTTCCGACGAACCACCGAGCCCGAGGCTACCACATCCTTCGGGGGAGAAAGGCTGCGCATGACCTATGAGCGTTTTGCCCTTGGCTTCTATGACAAAGGCTGGCATGGCGTACTTCCGTTACCACCAGGGAAGAAGTCGCCGCCGCCAGACGGCTTCACCGGGGCAGACGGTGCGTGGCCCACGCGCAACGACGTAGGCGGCTGGACGGTCGAGGAACCAGACGGCAACATCGCGATCCGCGTCATGCAGGGCATGGTCGCCATCGACGTCGACGCCTACAACGGCAAGCAGGGCCTGGACACGATGGGCAAGGCCATCGCCGAGCTGGGTCCGCTACCGAGGACGTACAAGATCACCTCCCGTACGGACGGCTCGGCCAAGCTGCTGTTCCGCATTCCGGTCGGCGTTGAGTTTGTCTCAGTGCTGACGCGGTTGTTCGGCCCCGGCGTGGAGATCATCCAGTTCCATCACCGCTATCTGCTCGCGCCGGGTTCGACCAATCCCGACGACGACGGCCGGATCGTCCAGATCTATGACCCGAGCGACACCGAGCTGCCGGTGGGATTCATGCCAGCGCCCACCGAGGTGCCGGCGCTGCCGGCGAACTGGGTGGAGCGGCTGACCAAGCAGGCGCCAGCGGAGGAAGCACCTGCTATCGAGAGCCCGGTCTGGGACGACGTACGCGGCACGAGCTACGTCACCAGCGGCATCGACGGCGAGCTGAAGCGGCTGGACCGCATGCGCGAGCTGGCGACGCCGAACGGGCGGGGCTACACCGGCGAGCCGTGGGACCAGACCTGCTTCGACGTCGCCTGTCGGCTGATCGAGCTGGCGAACGCCGGCGGCTACGACCTGGACCGGATGCGCCGGACGTTCATGCAACGCGCGCCGCAGGACGCTCACTTCGACGCTGCCCGACTGGCGTCGAAGTGGGAGGGCGCCGCCGCCCGCGTCGGTCGCAAGGCCGCGAGCGTACCGCTGTCGACCGGCAACGGGATCTCCGACCTCTTCAACGGCCCGCAGGTCCGCCACGACGAACGGGTCCAGCTCCGGGTGGTCGAAGACGGCGAGACGCCGCCGGCTGAAGGTGTCGATGTTCTGTTCGAGTCGAACGTCAAGATGCAGCTCGAAAAGATCCGGATTGCCGAAGAGGCCCGGCGCCGGTATCGCATCGAGGAGCACGAGAAGACCTGGCGCGAACCGGAAACCTTCGGCACGCTGACCGACGAGCTGCTGTTCCCCGACGAGGAGTCCCCCTGGCGGGTGAAGGGCATTCTCGGGGCCAACCACAATGCGGTGCTGATAGCCGGCCGGAAGGCTGGCAAGACGTCGATGGTGAACAATCTGATCCGCAGCCTGGTGGACCACGATCCATTCCTCGGGAAGTTCGAGGTCGAGCCGGTCGACGGCGGCGTGGCGGTCTTCAACTACGAGCTGGACTCGACGCAGTATCGGCGCTGGCTGCGCCGGCAGGGCATCCGCAACACCGACATCGTCCACCCCCTCCACCTGCGCGGCCGATCGTTGCCGCTGGCGAGCGAGCGCATCCGCGAGTGGGTCGTCCGCTGGCTCGCCGAGCGCCAGGTCAAGGTGTGGATCATCGACCCGTACAGCCGGGCCTACCTCGGCTCGATCGAGTCCGGCAACGACGAGGCCCAGGTCAGCACGTTCTTGGACTACCTCGACCTGATCAAGCACGAGGCCGGCGTCACCGAGATCGTGATGCCGGTCCACACTCCGAAGGCCAAGGTCGAGGCCGGCGAGGAGACCGCCATCGGCTCCCAGCGGCTCGAAGCCTGGCCAGATGCCCTCTGGTACCTCACGCGGGACCGGGAGACCAACCTGCGCTTCCTGCGCGCCGAGGGCCGCGACGTGGACGTGGACGAGGAGCAGCTGACCTTCGACGCCGAGACCCAACAGCTCACCTTCGGCGGCTGGAACCGTACGGCGGTCAAGACGCGGGGCGATCTCGACCGAGTGCTGGCCCACCTGAAGGAGAACCCCGGCATCACCTACACCGCCCTCCAGGACGACCTCGATCTCTCCTCGCGCCGGGTCGCCGAGGCCGTCCGCCGGGCCGGACGCAAGATCGTCAGGGTGCCCGGACCGAAGCGTGCACAATTTCACTATCTCGCCGGAAGCGAGCCTCGGGCTGACCACTCTGAGGTGGCTGAAGGTGCCTGATCTGAGTGCTCCACTTTTGACTGGAGCACTCCGGAGCACACTGGAGCACACACGGGCCGTATGTGCTCCACCCAGCGCTCCACGGAGTGGGCGCTGGAGCACTACTGCCCGGTGCCTCCAATCTCCAGTGCTCCGCCGGAGCACTTGAAGCCAACGACGAAGGGACGATGATCATGGAGAACGTTGACCGGATCGCAGCGGCCGAGAAGACGGCGAAGTGGGCGACGGGAGTCCTCGGCGAGGGCGACCTCGAAACCGTGGACTACCTCGAAGCGATCGCCGAGGTGCTGCTGGCCCGACTCCAGCTGGACTTGGTACGCACCCGGCTGGAGGTCGCGGCCTCGGAGCAGCAGGCGTTCCCGGCGATGCTGGTCGAGCGGGTCGCCGGCGCACCGACCGAGGTGATCGAGCAGCACGACGTCGACCAGGTGCCCGAGCAGGTGCCGGCGCTTCAGCAGCCAGCTCGACGCTGCCGGAAGTACTTCGACGCCGGCCGGATGTACCCCGCCGTCTGTGACCTGCCCGCTGGCCACGAAGGGGCCCACGCGGCTCAGGAAGAGGGCTGAGAAGCTCCAGGAGGGTCTGGGGGTAGCTCCGGGAGGGGTCGGGGTCCCCAGGCCCTCAGCGGGCCGTACAGCCATCAGTTCCGGCTTATATAACCCGATCAAGATCAACTCGTCGCGAAATTTTTTGGCT